TTTGCCGTGTATCCAGATAGTTGACGGAGAAGAGAAGGCATTATGGCCATTTAAACATACACTGGAAGAGTTAAAGAAACTAAGGGAGATAAATGCTTATGTTTTCGATACTCAGTACATGCAGGATCCGAAGCCGTTACAGGGGCAGATGTATGAAAGGGGCTTTAATGAATACGACATCATCCCGGAGGGTAGGAAGATCAGGAAGGCTTATATTGATACCGCTGATGAGGGGAAAGATAATCTTTGCGCTATTATTTATGATGAGATGGATTATGCTAATTATATTGTTGATGTGCTATACACTCAAAAGCCGATGGAATATACTGAACCTGCAACCGCTCAGCTATTAACTAAACACGCTGTTGATATTGCACTTATTGAAAGCAATAATGGTGGCAGGGGTTTTGCCAGGGCAGTAGAGAAACAATGTCGGGAGATGGGTAATAACAAAACAATTATTAACTGGTTTCATCAAAGCGAAAACAAGGCAACTCGTATATTTAGCCAGTCTGCAGCCGTTCAGAATATTTGCATCATGCCTAAAGGATGGGCGTTTATGTGGCCACAGTTCAATAAGTCGTTATTGTCATATATGAAGATAGGTAAGAATGAACACGATGATGCTGAGGACGCCCTAACCGGCACAATTGAAGACAGATCAAAGAAATTTAAGTTCGAAGTTGCGTAACTAATACAATAGTTACTACCAAAAAACACGGGAAAACACCAATTTTTTGATTATACGACAAACCCCGTACTATTTAACCAGAATAGCGGGGTTTTTACTTTTATGATAAAAATCATAAAAATATATGACTTTTATCATTGTTTATTTAAATAATTCATATCTTTGTACTATCAATATTTTGAGTTAATGACATATTTCAAAGGTATTAACAAGCCTGATGATTTGTTTTTATAGCAGATTGTTAGGCTTTTACACTTTATAAATGGGTAGACTAACAGAGATATGGCAGGCAGCAATAGGAAAGAAGGAGCCGAATCCTTTAGATAGATATGTCTATCAGATGATAGGCGGTTCGGCAATATATCCTGAAATAAAAAATGAGTTTTATCTCAATTCATATACCGGTAATAATGACGTTTTTTGTGTTATCAATAAAATAACTGAACCGGCCTCGGCAGTTCCGATATTCCAATACGATGCAAAAGGTGAGTTGGTAGAGAATGGCAGGATGCTTGCACGGCTTAATAATCCTAATGGCTATCAATCTCGGACGCAATTCATTGAAGCGGGACTTTCTTTTTATGGTCTGTTTGGCGAGTGCTTCACAGCTTACGAAACGGTTGAGTTAGGACCGAATAAAGGTATTCCGGCACGTCTTGACCAATTACCGCCTCAGTGGGTTCAGCTCAATATAGGCACATACTTTGATCCGGTTAGTAGTTATTCATTTTACCCGCTTTCACAGATGGGAAAACCGGATTATCCGAAAGAGCAGGTCTTTCACCGGAAGGATTTTAACCCCGAATATACCTTAACAGGCGGACACCTTAGGGGAATGTCAAGGCTGAAACCATTAATCAAAACAATTACCGGATCCTCAGAAGGTTATAATTCACTTGTCAAAGCTTTTCAAAATCAGGGTATGTGGGGGCTGCTTTCGCTTCTTGACCCAGATGGGAAGCAGTTCTCAATGACTAAAGAGCAAAAGTCGTTACTCAAATCAAACTTCCGCAAAGATGCTGCAAAAGGCGATATGACAATACTCAATTCAAAGGGTGAGTATATCAAGATGGGTTTAACGATTGTTGAACTGGACGTTATCAAGGCCTTATCTGTTTTGTCTGGCAAAATATATGATGTGTATGGGTTGCCGGATCAACTATTTTCAGGATCACAGACAAAAACATACGCTAATCAGAAGGAGGCAGAGCGTGCGGCATGGGAGAACGCACGGAAGCCGTGGCTGGATGCTTACCTAGAAGGTTTTTCTAAGTGGCTAGCTCCGCATTTTCCGGGTGAGGAGGATCATGTTTTGAGGGCTGATTATTCGGGTATAGATGCTTTACAGGCTAATATGGTTGAGAAAGTACAGTGGATGGTACAGGCTCAATCCTTCAGCCGTAATGATATACGTGAGGCGTGTGGATGGGAGAGGCTTGACGTTCCGGGCATGGATGATATTTTAGTGAGTGCCGGAGTTGTGCCAATATCAGATGTAGGTCTGATGGATATACAAACAACGGAAGATGCTTTGAAGGCTTTAAAAATAAGTGATTATAGGGCAAAATGAGAATACAGTTAGACACCGATTACCAAAAGAGGATGAGCCGTAAATATTGGCGACTGACCCGTGCCGTGTTTGTTAAGTGCAGGCAGCAGGTAATTGATATGGCTGAATATACTGATCCTGACAGATTGAAAGCAAGAGTGTCCTCATTACTTGACCCTGAGCCAATGAAAAAACATATCATTGAGCTATGGGGCGAGATTGGCGGCCATGTCGGAGGTGATATGGTTCAATTGCTTGACCTAAAAAAGTACGGTAAAGTTAAGTATGAGACAAAGGCAGCAAAAACAAAGGAATGGAATGAGAGGATGAAGAGATACGCTGCTGAAAGATCATTAAAGAAGATTGAAGCAATAATGACTACTGAGGAGGAGGCAATAAATAAAGTCATTGACATGGTTATTGACAAGTCCCTTGACGAAGGGCTTGGAATTGAAGAAACGAGAAGGCTATTAAAAAAAGACTTATTAGGTGATCAGATGCTTTCGATTGAGAACTTCCAGGCGCAACGTATAGCAATGACTGAGGTAGGTGCAGCACAAAACACCGCTTCTTTTCTTGCAGCTAAAGAAAATAGTGAGGATATTAAAAAAGTATGGATGTTTATTCCGGGTATGAAGTCCTTTCGTGAGGAACATCAGGGATTTGAAGCACTTGGTGGCGTGTCTATGGATTATGAATTCGCACCGGGATTGAAGCACCCCGGAGATGTTAATGGGAGTGCTGAACAGGTGATTAATTGTTACTGCTCAATAAGTTACGAAATAGAATAAAACATAAGGCAATGGAATATAAAGTTTTTCAAAGTAAAATACAGGATGTTGACCAAAAGAAAGGCATCGTAATTAATTACGATAATGCTTTTAATACTGTTGATTCTGATGGTGATATATCCCGTAAAGGGGCATACGCAAAAACACTTGTGGAAAATAAAGCACGTGCGAAGTGGTATTTGAACCATAATGAAGAGCTTTTACTTGGAGTCCCGTTTATTGAAGGGACAAAGGAAGATGATTTTGGGTTACTTTCTTATAATCATATTAACACAAATAAACAGCTCGGGGCTGATGTTCTCACTGATTATATGCTTTTCAAAGAGTACGACAGGACATTAGAACACTCGATTGGGTATAATGTTATAAAACATAATCCTTATGATTTAGGACAAAGCAAGAAAGGCCGTGAGCTAACTGAGGTAAAGATATGGGAAAAATCAACATTAACCAGCTGGGGGGCAAATGAGAATACACCATTAATTGATATTAAAAGCATTAAAGATATTAATAAAACTCTTGAAATGCTTGAGCAGATGTTTACAAAAAATCTCAAATATTCCGATGAGCGCAAAAGATCAGCGGAGTTATTAATTAAGCAATTACAGACACTTAGCAAGGATGAGCCGGGAGAGACCACTCATATTGTTGAGCCGTCAGATACTGAAATATTACAAACAATTTTAAATTCTTTTAAGTAAAATGGAAATAGAAGTAAAAACACTCATTGACAAAGTGAGTGACGAGATCAAAGCCATGAAGCTCGCTAATGACGAGCTAACAAAGGCGTTGGCACTGAAAGCCTCTCCTGATGAGATCAAAGCACTGGAGAAGGAACTGAAAGCTAAAGATGCTGAATTTGAGGGTAAGATGGTAAAATATCTTGAAACACTCGATGCAATTCAGCTCAAAATGAAAGATGTGGAGTTCAACAAAGAAGGTAAAAGCGACTTTACCGAGATGAAAAAGAAATGGGACGACAAATCATTCATTGAAGGACTCAAGGCACGCAAAGGCGATGCCACATTCGAGATTAAAACAGGTACCACAATGGACGTGGCTACTTATCTGTCCGGGTCTGGCGGACTTGCAACGGCTGTTGTACTTCCGTTCAGGGAGCCGGGTGTTGGTAAAGCTCCCGATCGTATCCCGACCCTGTTGGATATGATTACCAGAGGCAATATCTCAGGCGACCCTCTCACATGGGTTGAG